CGGCGTCCTTGGACACGCGGCGAAGGCGATTGAGTAGAGAAGAAACCGCTTCGGCCTGTTCCTCATTGGCGATCGGTTCGCCATCCAGATAGTTGCGGGCCTCCAAGAGAAGATCGTCAACTTCCTCAGCGAACAGGATCGCAGGCTCAGCGGGAGCGTTGGCGAGCAAGGCGGTCAAGCGAACTTCTCCATGAACTTGGCCGGCGACAGCTTGGCGTAGGCCTCTTCAACCTCCGCATTGCGGGCGAAGAAGTTGCCGTTGTCGCGGTTGTCGAACGCTTCCTTGAGCAGCCGACAGCGGAGCATCCAGGCCTCGCCTTCTGGGCTGAGAAGCCGGGCTGGCATGGTGACGGTCATTTCCCATTCCATTCGATTGAGAGTTTGCGCCGCGAAAGCGATACCCGCCCGTCAGGGCCGAGACGCGCAGCAGGCTCGGGCTGTGCCGGGTAGCGCGGTGCCGGAACGGCATTCGCCCTGACGCCCTTGGTCAGACTATCGGCAAACTCATCCCACCTATCAGAGTAGGTCATAGGTACATTAGTCATGAGATGATTCCTGATTGGGTTTGGAGCCGGGAACCCGCCTCCCGTGCTCCGCACCGAGCCCTGCGGTCTCGGCCCTTCGGGCGGGGTCAGGGCTAGGGCGACATTCGTGCCGCCGATCAGCCCAGTGGCCGTCGCCGCATCGTTCGCAGACCGCGATGGCTGGCGTCACCGGAACAGTTCCTCGGTGACTTTCCGCAGCGTCCAAGAGTTCGTCAGGTTCTTGGCGATTTGCTCCTGCATGGCCTTGGCGATTTCGGCCGCAGCACCCGCGGCCATTTGCGTGGCTGCTGCAACGAACGCCTCTTTATTCGCCTCAAGCTCGGCGCGGATTTCGGGGACGATTTCCTCTGTGACGAACTCCGCGACGGCCTTCTTCACCGTATCGGGAAGCTCCCACTGGAATTGTCGCTTCACCCCATCTAGAAGCGCGTCACGAACGGCCGCGCGAACTGCATCTTTGTTGGTTTCGAGAACGCCCGTGAAAAACGCGCCGTCAAGCGCTTCTACATCGCTCATTGTGCATCTCCTGCGATAGTCGATTGAAACCCGCAGGGCCGAGACGGTGAAACACGGCTCGGTGCGGAGCATGAAAGCGACGGTGCCGCTTGCGGCAATCGCCAATATTGAGGGAGTGAAACAGTCAGCCAAACACTGACAATCACCCCCATAAGTATAACCCAATGACTGATCTTGATGGTCATTGGGGCATACTCAGTGCTTCAGAAATCAGTTCGACGGCTTTTCCAATCAGCCACGACAGCAGCAAAACCCATGCGGCAGCCAGGGCGTAGGGGGCGAACCTGACAGCCACAGCGATCAACCCCGCGAATATGGCTAGCAGCACGAAGCCGACCGCGATTCGACGAACGTGTCTCACAGCCCCTCCCCCAACCTGGATGCTGACTGGTTTTGGGCGTCCCCGGCTTTGCCGGTCGGGCTTTCGCCTTCGGTCGAGCCGCTTCCCGTCTCGTCGGCTGACGGCGCTTCAATCCCTGACGCGAGGAATGGCAGCATTTTTCCGCGAAGCTCAGATGCGCCACTGACGCCGCCGAGGAAGTCGAACGCTTCGTCTAAGAGGCCGCGCATAGCCTCTGCTTCACCGCTCAGCTTTTTCAGCTCGGCGACTTCGGCTTTCAGCCTCTGCGCATTATCCCTGTGGCTATCCCTTGAGCCTTGGATGCGCGGTATTTCGCGCCGCACCGAATAGTCGAAACCAACTTCGGCATTGTAGAGCCGCCGGATGAGTTTCTTCTGCTCCTTGGTGCGGACGACCGTGAACGGGCCGAACTGCCAAAGGGAAACAGGCTCAAAAAGGGTTTGCAGTTTCACGCGTCGCCCCGCTTGGCCGCCGCGCTGGCCATTAGGTTAGATGCGACGATCATCGGCATACCGATGGGCCATAGGGCCGCGACAAGAAGGCCGAAGATCAGCATCTCCGTGTCACCGCGATCGGCCTCACCCCCAAAGACAGCGGCGATGAGGGCTGCGACAACGAGATAGATGACGAGTATTGTTATCATCACGCGTCCTTTGCGATAGCGATTGAAGCCCGCGAGGGGCCAGACAACGAAGATTGGCTGGACGGCGAAGCCGCGAAAGCGCGGGCCGGAGGCATCGCCCAAATAATGTCGGTCACTTGGACACCCCTTCACCTGATAGGCCGATTAATGCGCTTTGCTCAGCAAGCAGCCAGCCAGAGGCTCCGTAGTCATCGCAATCCCGGCACCATCCCGTATCGGTCAGCTTGCCCTCACAGGTCAGGCACGTTGGCTCACCAAGCCCTGATCCTTCACAGGCATGGCATAGTTCAATCACCGGACGGACAGCATCGAGAGCGAGGATTTCGACCTCGCCGGCTCCGTCGCAATGTGCGCAAGGGGAAGCCCCTACCTCGGGAACAGGGGAGAAACCCGAGGCAGGGGTCGGCACGCTAGCGGGGGCAGCCGAGCGCGCTTTGATGGGGGAGAAGGGGCGGTTCATGCGCCGTCGCCCGTCGGAAAGACTTCGGAGAGATCGACGCCAACCAGCTCGGCAAGGCGCTTAAGTAGCGCAATCTTGTCTTCTTGTTCGCAGTCGGGTTGGCCAGTTTGCTCGTCATACCGCTTGGCGGCCTTGAGAAGCTCTTTCAGCTCCTGCATTTCCTTCTTGAGCGCCTCAAACTCTCTGCGGGTTGGCGCGCTTGTTGGGGCAGGCAAAACCCATTTGGTGTAATCGGGATAGTGCTGCGGAAGGCGGCGGTTGAAATCGTCGCCAATATAGGAAACGGTGCACATCAGCCGCGCCCCGCGATAGCGATGCGATGCTGGCACGAAGCCAACAAAGATTGGCTGAGCCGCGAAGCGGTCGCAGCGCGGGCCGGAGGCATCGCCCAAATAATGTCAGCAGAGGTAGCCATGCTTCGCTCCAACCCAGTAGGATTGGAACGGCTTGTACAAAACAATTGTCAGATGGTCAACAACTTTTTTGTAACGGGCTAAAAAAGTTCGCCCGCCACCTTGTGAATGGAGGCAATTTCCGATTGCTCCACCCTGAAAGTTGTATCCGGATTGAACTGGCGCAATTCGACGAAGGAGGCACTTCGCCGCACCAGCTCCTTGATTAGCACCATAACCACCCGCCGATGGCCTTCCGCGTCCGGCTCGCCAAGTAGCTGAACGATTACATCATCACCGATCGCGATGGGAGCTTTGGGCGATACAATCACTCGCCGGCCTGGCCTGAACCTCGGCCACATGGAGTCGCCCATGATGGTGAGCGCGTAAGCTTTGCTATCGTCGCGCAGGCTTAGGGGGCGCTCCACATGGCCCACAACCTCAGACAGGTCTAACTCTGTCATTTCTACCGGCTCACCGCGATATTCGCCGCCCATGGCCGTGCCCAACAAGCCAATTGGGGGAAGGCGCCCTTGGCCGTATTTGGCGCGATTGGGATCGGCAACGTCGATCTGCTGAACTTCGGAGCGAATGCGGTGTTCCCCGGCGCTTAACGCCTCAAGGACATAGCGGAGCCAACTCGGCACGCGCTTGGCGGTGCCTTTTTCGTAGTTGGCAATTGACTGTTGCTTGAGCTTGCCCGGGTAGCCATCGCGCAGGGCGAGTTCTCGCGCGGCGTCCGCGAGGTCGCTCTGCGTCCATCCCTTGGCCTCTCTCAGGCGCTTGAGTTCGTCCCCGTCCATCCCGGTCATCCCGGCGAACTCTACAAAAATACAAGACGGGCCGCTTCTACAATTTTCTTGTTGCAATTCGGCACAATAGTTTTGTATAGAGGGGTCATGCCCGCAAACGGACTGATCCTCGCACTCAAGGCTTTCGACGGCAACCAAACCCGCATGGCTGAGGCCACGGGAATGTCCCAACAGCTTATCAGCTATCGCGTGCGGCGGAACCTTCCGCTTCCCGCTGAATACGTCCTGCCCACTGAGCGCGAGACCGGTATCAGCCGCCACGACCTTCGCCCCGATCTCTATCCGAGGGAAGGCGCGGCGGCATGATCGCCTCAGTCGTCAATGATAACGATTTCATCACCCGCAACATGGCGCTTAAGTGCTCTTTGCCCGCGCTCAACGGCGCGGACGAGCGTGCTGATCGCCATGACACTTTCCGCGCAAGCTCCGCCGCTCCGGTAAGTGACCTTAGCGACGCCTCCAGCAATCTCAATTGTGGGCGCTTCACTGATAAACGATACGCTACTGGAAACCTGGTAAAGCATTTTATCCACTCCCCACGCTCAAACCCCGAGCGCCAGACACGGTGGACCTGCAAACCTTTCCAACTTCTTAACGAATTATCAACCTCCGTAAAAAATCTTTTAACCTCAGTTGCTAACGACAACTGGCACCCGCTGGACGCGGCATAAGATGCTAGCCGCAACGCTCTTCTCCATCGCCTTTGCGCTGTTCCTTGGGGTCTGCGCGCTCGTCCATTTCCTGACCGAGCCTGCGCATGATCCGTTCAGCGACGCTGCCGACTGGGATGGGGCGGCTCTCCCGCAAGATTTCAAAACGCTTTTCCATGACACCCAAAATAACCGGGGAGGGCAATAGCATCATGGCGACGAATGACAGCATCCTGGCGCGGACGCTCAAAACACAGAAGCGGATCGGGCGGCTGGCCAAGAACGAATTTGGCCTGACCCTTGAATCGATCGCGTTCGAGAGCGGCATCCCCTACGCTACGGTTCGATCCTATTTCAGCCAAGCAGCGAACGTCCGTCTGGCGGAGCTGCCCATCTCCAATTTCGTTAAGCTCATCGGGGTCATTCCCGACGCGCTTCTCTCCCAGCTGCTCGACCCCGCCGACCGTCACCTGGAGCGTAATGAGGACGAGGACGAGGAGTTGGACGATCTGGCCGACAAGGCAGACGAGATCGCCCGCGAGGTCCGCCGCGCTCGTCACCCCAAGTCACCCGGTGGGGTCGAGATTATCGCCATTGAGGAAGAGCGGATCAAGCGCCTGGCGCAAGGCTTGCGGAGGAACGCGGCATGATCGCCCGCCTCAGAAAGCTTGGCGCTTTCTACCTCTACGGTCTTGCCATGTTCACCATTGGTGCTTCGCTCGGTGCAGCAGAGGCCTTCGGCATCTTGGCCACTTTATGGGGTCCGTGCCTGTGATCCGCCGCTTCTTCGACAACATCCTGGCGCGGGAAGCGTCCCATTACCTGACCAAGCGCCGCATCCGCGAGGAACGCAAGCTGGTCCACGAGGTCGCGCAATCCATGCGGGTTGCGAACGGCCTCCCCCGATCGAAAGCACTGGAGACGTAGATGGGCAAGCCGGGGGGGCGTTACAACCACAAATACCGCGCCCAACGCACCGACTGCCAAGCCGGGCACTCGCACCCGTCCAAGGCGGAAGCGAAGCGCTGTGACGAGCTGCATCTATTGGAGCGCGCCGGCCAAATCACGCATCTAACCCTTCAACCCAAATTCCCGGTCCACATCAACGGCGTCAAGGTTTTCACTTACATCGCGGACTTCGCCTATTTCCCGCTCAAGCCGGAAAAGGGCGGGCGGATCGTTGAGGACGTGAAGGGCGTCTGCACCCCGATCTACAAGCTCAAGAAAAAGGCGGTCGAGGCTCACTACCCAGGCACCACGATAACGGAGGTTCGCTGATGGGCAACCTCGCTGCCGACGAACTACCCACACCGCCCCGTCCCCTTGGGTATCTACTCCCCAAGGCAATCCAGGCTTTCATCGAAACTGAGTGGACCGATCGCACGAAGATGATCGTCCCCGCTTGGGCGGCGACTTTCCACGTCGAGGCCGATTCCGTCCGCGAGGAATGGGATCGGCAGATGACGGTCAAAAGCCAATCACCCGACAATGCCTTTGAAATTGAGGGGAAGTAGCATGGCCTATCGCTTTTGGACGCCAGAGGAAGAAGAAACGGCCTTGGCAATGCGCGCCAGAGGATCGACTTATGCCGAGATAGGAAACGCGCTCGGCCGCAAGCCCCACGCCGTCGAACAAGCCCTTCTCCGCATGAAGGGCGGTTTTCACAAGCTGAGGCGGACATGCTCGGAATGCCCGGCGCCAATCAGCGACACGAACAAATGCGGCAAGTGCCGGAGCTGCAATCTCAAGGCCCAGAACCGCGATACCACGTTCACCCGCGACCGCCTTCGCGCGCTGATGGACTCTCCATCAATGAAGGCCGGAACACCGGAGCGTCGCCGCGCCGCAATGAAGGCCGCCGCCAAACGTATGTCCAATCCTGAATATCGGGAATGGCTCGTCAACTTCATGCGCGATGTAGTTAGTCCCCGATCGAGGACGCCGGAGAATATCGCAAAGCGAGACATGAAACGTGCCGGCGAAAAGCTCAGCGCCCGCCGCCTGTGGTGGTGCCCAGAATCCTACCGGCCAATGTACAGGCAACTTCGGAAGAAGGGCATTCCTTGCGCCGACGCCAAGGAAATCGTGCTCGCGGAATACCGCAGGGCAGAGGCCGCCCTATCGCCGTTCGAGTGGCAAATGCGCGCCTTGGAACGCGGGGCAGCCCTCATTGCCAACGACCAAAGGCCCTCCCTCGCCAACCCCGGATATTATGAGGAGCGCAAGGCAGGATGAGCCTCACTGCCGCCCACCTCGACGCGCTCATTCTGTCCGGCTGCACCGCCGAACAGATCGTTGCGCTCGTTAAGGCTGACATGGCAGAACGAGAGGCCAACTTGGTAGTGCGCCGCGTCAAGGATGCAGAACGGCAACGTCGGCGACGGTCACGCGGAGTCACGCGGACGCGGCGTGACGCCCCCCCTATAGAAAGTATTCATACCCCCCCGGAGGCTTCAGAGGATAAATCCTCTTCGCCTCCCACATTTGTTTTGCCAGCCGACATTCCAGCCGATTCTTGGGCCGGTTGGATCGACATGCGGAAACGGATCAAAAAATCGCCAACTGCCCACGCCCAATCCCTCGCGGTGACGGAGCTGCGCCGCCTTCGGGACGAGGAGGGCTGGCCGCCCGGTGACGTGCTGAACCACTGCACGATGAACTCATACCAAGGAATTTACCCGCCGAAGGGACGAGCAAATGGAAAATCAGTCTCCCAACAACTTGGTAAAACTACCGCTGCCATCGCGGCAAACGGGGGATTTGGCGACGACACGCCAATGTGACCTGCCCGCCGCCACCAAGTCTCAAGGCAACTCGCAGCTCGGCGCTTGCCTGACCCTGGTTAGCCCTTCCGGCATGACGGCCGAGGATAGGCGCGAATGGCTGGCGGTGGCGATGCAAACCCTGTCCGGCATCCCAGCAGACCTGCTTGAGCGCGGCTGTTCGGCCGCGCGTCTCAAATGCCGATTCCCGTCGGAGATTGTGCCGACAATCATGGAAACCATCGGCAAGCAATGGGAGTGGCGAAAGCAGGATGCGGCGCGAGCCACCGAGCTTGTCATGGACCGGATCGAACCGCCCAAGGAGTGCGTCGATCCAAAGCTGATCCGCGACCTAATCCGAAGCATCGGCAACTAGGCAGCATAAGGGAGGGGTTATGGCGAAGCGTGTGAAGGGTCAGCGAACCAAATCTGGCCGCCTATCGCGGTCCAAGACGGCATTGACCGAACGCAATCCGCCAGCGGATTACATCTTGGAACGACGTGAGCTGTTCGCATGGCATCGCCCCACTAAAGGGCCGGACGGCCGAGTAGGCGAGATCGACCAGGATATCTGCGACGGCATCGGCCAGCTCCACGCTCTCGGCCTTCTGGACGGCTACGGACTAGACCCACAGGACATGAGGGACGCCGGCAGGTTCTTTGGCGAGCACTACTGGAACCGCTACCGGGAGACCGCGCCTAAAACCGGCAAATATGAGCGGTCTGACAAATCAATCTCGGCGTGGTTGGGAGAGACAGCGGCCGATCGGCGGTTCGATCGCATGGACATGGCCGTCACCGGCTATGAGCGCGGTGTTCTCATGGATTTGGTGGTCGATCGCTGCTGGGGCGACGAGATCACGCCGTGGGCCGCGAAGATCATTGCTGAGGCCCTGAGGCGCAAGGGAAAGCCGGTCAGCGGATTCCCCTCGGCGGATGATTGGGCGAGGCTACAGGCGTGCGTGAGGGCGTTGCTGGCGCTGGTGGACGGCGGGATGGAGATGAGGAGGGCGGCGTAATCGCTCGTGAATATTTCACGCTTCGTTCCACATATGTCTTGACAAGTCCGGAGATTTGGGGCATAATAGCAAAACTTGGAATTGCGCCCGCAGCCCATCAGGGTTTCGCGGGCGCTTCTGTACTCGCGCCACGACACCGAGAAACAGCGGCGCGACCCGCCAGCCCTATCCAAATGCAATCTTGAAAAGCCAACTTGGGCGACGCTGATGGCTCTAGTGAGCTGGCGGGAAAGATTCGGAGGATCGCATGGATTACCTAAGCGACCTCCCCAGCCACGCAAAGTCCGACGCACTGGCTCTAGCGGTTTGCCTGGTAGCGATCCTGATCGGGCTGTTTGTTCTGTAGGGAGTAACCCCGTGGATGCCGATGGCCTAGAGCTAGAGCCGTCCGCGCTGCTCTACGCCTTTGAGCTGATGGGACCATACGCCACCGGCAAGTCGAACATAGCCAAACTTGAGAACCGCAAGGAATTGGCGCTAGCTCTGGTCGATTGGGCGATCATGGAGTGCGATCGCGGGGTCAAGCTATTGGAGCTGACCAACGAGGTCAATGATCTGCGCAAGAAGGGCGGGGGCGCCATCATCATCGGCCCGTTCGGATTAGGATGAAACTCAAGCCTTGGTGGGACACCCGCCGCTGCCGCAACTGGCCGCTACAAGGACTGGCAATCTATCTCATCGGCAAGCGCATTGCCTACCTTGGGCATAACCGGCCCGACAACGACAGCTGGACAGGAAACTGATGCTGACCACCATGCATTGGGACCATCACAGCGGCCCCTGCCTGGAAATTTACGTGTTCGGCTACATCTTCATGATTGCTTTCGGAAGGCCGGACAAATGAAGCAAGCCGCAATCTTCGGCCTGGCAACCGGCCTCACCATTCTCGCCGGCCTGACCATCATGGGCCTTCGCCTGTTCGATGATTATGACTTTGGGCTGGACGGGTGAGCCGCTACTTTACTCGGCCCCACGCCGGCAAGCCAGTTTATATTGAAACGCCGCTGTGGGACGACAACGAGCCGCACAGGCCCCATCTGAGCGTTGACGATCACGAGCCAACATTCACAGGCTTGCTCGATGGCAAGGGCGAAGAGATTTGGCGCGCGCCGAACCCGATGGGATTTGGTCGGGACGGCGACTGGTGACCTACTATTTCTGGCTCGGCCGTGACGCCGAACCACCCGAATGTGACGGCGATTTCGAGAACATGGAATGCGTTGAGGAAGATGGGTGGATCACCTGTCACTTCAGCGGGCCGATTAGACCGCTCACCAACTGACGATCCGAAACAGCCCACCCGCAAGGGAGCTGAAAGCGAGGACGCACATGGCCGCAAGGCAATTACCGCAGTTCTATGTGTATGGCTTTGAGGACGATGGCGGGTTCGTTTATATCGGCAAGGGGTGCAAGAAGCGCCTCCGCGCCCAACAACGCAAGTTTGCCCGCCTGGAACCGCTTGCCAAGGGTCGCGTCCTCGATTGGTTTCTGACGGAACGCGCCGCCCTAGCGGCGGAGAAGGAATATATCGAGAAACACCGTCCCCGTCTAAACAAGACGGCGGGCGGGAATGGCGGTCGCGTCAAACACCGCGCCAACAGGCTGGATTTCTGGGAGCGCAGGCTTCTAAAAGTCGGCAAGCGCAAGTATGCGGCGCAGCTTTTGTTAGCGTGTGAGCGCGCAAAGCCCGGAACGCTTGACCCGTCTAAAGTAGACGCAATTAGACAGGTGGCCGATGGCTGTCGGGTTTAAGACGGGAGGCCGCCAAGCCGGGACACCGAATAGGGCTACCGCAGAGCTTAAAGAGTTGGCTCGGGCCTATACGGTAGAAGCGCTTGAGGCGCTTGTGTCGGTTGTTCGCGGCGCAGATGGTGCGGCGAAAGTCGCCGCCGCCCGCGAGATACTTGACCGGGGCTACGGTAAAGCATCCCAGTCCGTTGATTTGGGGGCTACGGACGGAATGGCGGAAGCTATCAAGGGCGCGCTGGCATGGAAGCCTCCGCAGTAATCGAAAGCCCCTATGCGCCCCGTTCGGCGTTCATGGGGCTGCACACACGGTCAGAGCGTTGGGGCATAGCGGTAGCACACCGCCGCGCCGGCAAGACGGTTGCCTGTGTCAATGAGCTAATCAAGGCCGCCTCTACCTGTTCGCGGGCCAATCCCCGCTTCGCCTACATTGCCCCGCAGTTGAACCAGGCCAAGGACATCGCCTGGACCTATCTGCTTGAATATACCGAATGCTTCGGGCCTGACCGCAAGATCAACGCCTCTGAGCTTTGGATCGAGCTGCCCAACAACGGTGCGCGGATAAGGATTTACGGCGCCGATAACCCCGATCGGCTTCGCGGAATCTATTTGGACGGGGCAATCCTCGACGAGTTCGGGGACATGGACCCCACCGTCTGGACGCAGGTAATCCGCCCTGCGTTGTCCGACCGCAAGGGATGGGCAATCTTCATCGGCACCCCCAAGGGCAAGAACACCTTTCACCAGCTTTGGAACTTGGCCGAGGACGATGATGACTGGTTTCGGCTGATGCTCAAAGCGAGCGAAACGGGCCTACTCGACAAGCAGGAGCTGAGCGACGCCCGCAAGATGATGAGCGCGGACGAATATGCCCAGGAATATGAGTGCTCGTTCGAGGCCGCTGTTCGGGGAGCCTATTACGGCAAGGAGATGAACGACGCTGAGGCCAGCGAGCCTCCCCGCATTACTGCCGTGCCGCACGACCCGCGCCTCCAGGTTCACACCGCATGGGATTTGGGCGTCGCCGATTCCACGGTCATCTGGTTCGTCCAGACGGTTGGCCGGGAAACGCGGGTAATCGACGTTCTCAAGGGCGAGGGCGTTGGTCTCGACTGGTACGCCAAGCAATTGCAGGATAGGCCTTACCTGTGGGGCAATCACTATCTCCCGCATGACGTGGAGGTGAGGGAGCTGGGCACTGGCAAGTCTCGCAAGGAGGTGCTTGAGGGGCTGGGCATCAAGGTGACGGTCTGCCCCAACATTCCGATAGCGGACGGCATTCAGGCGGTGAGGATGCTGCTCCCCACCACATGGTTCGACAAGACGAAATGCAAGGAGGGCGTTGAGGCCCTTCGCATGTACCGCCGCGAGTATGACGACAAGCGGCAGGAGTTCAAGGTTCATCCCTTGCACGACTGGACCTCGCACTACGCCGACGCCTTCCGCTATTTCGCGGTCGGCCACCAGGAGCGGACGGCATCGAGGCTGCCCAAGCGCGACACGCGGTGGGTGGTATGACCAGCCTACGCCAATTCTACCTCGACTGGCCGCATGAAATCAGCATCGAGACGTTCAGCAGGTGCAACGCCTCCTGCTCGTTCTGCCCCTACACCACGCTTGAGCGGATCGGCACCAAGCTAAGCGATGAAGTCCTGGATAGGATCATCGAGGAGCTGAAGGATCATCCGTGGCCCTTCATCCTCTCGCCCTTCAAGGTCAACGAACCGCTCCTTGACAAGCGGCTGATCCCATTCTGTCGCAAGGTCGAGGAGAATATCCCCAACGCCAATCTGCGGATATTCACCAACGGTTCTGCCCTTACCCCGAAGCATATCGAGGAAGTCGCCGGTCTCAGGCGGGTGGTTCACTTGTGGGTCAGTCTCAACTCTCATGAGGCTGAGACATACAGGGAACTGATGGGGCTGGACTTCGAGCGGACGGCCGCAAACTTAGACGCGCTGCACGAATACGATTTCCCGCATCCGGTCGTTATTTCAAAGGTCGCGGCAGAGGGCCGGGAGCATCCGATCCAGTTGGCGTTCATGGCTTACGTCGCGAGGCGTTGGCCCAAGTTCCAGGTGCATGTGATTAAGCCGGACGGATGGCTCGGGGACATTCCCCTCGGCTCTGACGAGATACCGGACACGTCCTGTTCGCGCTGGTTTGAGCTGAGTATCATGGCCGACGGAGTGGTCAGCCACTGCTGCATGGACTCCGCTGGGGCCTACCCAATCGGAGATGTTACGAAACAATCGCTATTTGAAATCTACAACTCGCCAGCCTGGAGAAAAAACAGGCTGACCATGTGGAGCCGCAAGAACGTCCACCCCTGCTCGACGTGTTCCTACTGATGGAGCTGCTGATCGGGTGCGGCAACAGCCGGGTCAAAAAGATTGGCATTACGCCCGACTGGACGGAGCTGGTCACGCTGGACCATGACCCCAGCTGTGGGGCCGATGTGATCCACGACCTGGAATCGTTCGAGGAATGGCCATTCGCCAACGACACGTTCGACGAGGTTCATGCCTACTGCGTGCTTGAGCATATCGGACGGCAGGGGGATTACCGGAAGTTCTTCCATGACTTCAGCGAG